AAGCGCAGGGACGCAATTAGAAGGCAGCTTGCAGGCACGCAACGAACTGGAACGCTTCGCTGAGTTGATCCCACGGTGGCTGGCAGCGAACCCGATGCAAGAGGCAGGCGCATTACTGCAGATGCGTGAACCAGAGGTGGAGCAGTTGAAGACGATGGCGCGAGAGGCAGCAGCGGACCCAATGGGTACCGCAGAAGCGGTGGGGCGTGCAGCTGTGGGCGCTGTTAAAGACCCCCTGGGCACGGCAGAGAAGCTATCCCTGTTCGACATCGTGGGGGGTGGCAAAGCGTTGGGCAGCTTGGGGCGCATGGCACGCAAGCTGCGCGGTCCTGACTTAATTGAATCGGTGATACCCGAAGCAAGGGTCGAGCGTCCTCGCACCCAGCCAGTGGGGGACTTTACAGGTAGAGCAGACCCAGGGCAAAGCTGGTACCATGGGACTCCAGCCGAAAGGCGATTTGAAAAAGAAGAGGGCTTTGACGTTTCTGGGAAAAGTCAGTTTGGTCCGCATTTTGGAGAAGAAGCGACAGCAAGAGAACGGTTGAATCGACTCCTGGGCAGTGCTATAACGCCGCACTCAGGAGCAGGAGGAAAGTTGTCTCTGGTACATCTTCCCGAAGGGCGGCCTGTCGCTTGGGAGGATGTGCCCAAGATGCGGAAGTCTATCGAAGAAGGGTTTGGGGGTTGGGCGAAGGAAGACCAGCTGAAGTTCTTCGACAAAACGATTGGGAATCCAAGGATTATTGAAACCGAGGTCAGCCTGAAGAATCCATTGCGAATGAATGATGTGATTATGTGGAGTGCCCATCTCGTACTGAAGCAGCTGCTAGAACGGGAGATCATTAGCCAGAGGGTGCATGACCGATTGGTGAAGAGAGGGAACAGGCGCGTTAAAGCGCTTGAGGAAGCGAGGACAGGCAGGGCGCTAGAGGGGGATGAGGATTGGTCAATGCAACGCTGGGTTGATGAGAATGCAGAGGCACGGGCAAGCGTAGTCAAAGAGTACCTGGAGTCCAAGGGATACGATGGGATTAGCTATAAAAATGAGTGGGAGGGTGGTGAATCTGTTATCGCCTTTCGTCCTGAGCAGATCAGGGTGATCAATTCTAGAGATGTCACGGGGAATATAATGCCTGTGGTCGTTCCTTTTGGTCTGGTTGCTACGGCAGAAGCCTACATGGCGAACGAAGAGGGGCTGTAAGCGTAAGAGGGTCCTATCTAATCGCAAGGGAACAATAATGCCAGCCTACGATTGGTATTGCAAAAGCTGCGACCATGAAGAAAAGGATGTCTGGTACCACCGTGCCTCGCAAGTGCCCAAGCAGCGCAAGTGTGAGGGGTGCCTGGGCACGATGGCGCAGGACTTTCGCAATAAAGGGCGAAATCAGATCCACCTGACCCACAGCAGTCTCTATGGCAAGTACCAACCTGCGGTGGATGAGTATATCAACAGTTATTCGGATAAACAACGCATAATGAAGAAGTACAATATACAGGAGGCCAACGACCCCGTTGGAGGATCACGTTGCCACCGTATAGAACCCCCAGAGACTCCCAAACCACAGAGCGATTGGGTACGTAATCCCAGCAACGCACAGGAGTGAGGTGAGTGCCATGAGTGAAATGACCGAAGTAGTCGAATCCGCTGAAGTTGAAGAGACTGTAGCGGCTGCTCCCACCGAAGGGTCTGATGATTTTGCATCTGACCTGGGAGGGGATACCAGCAGTGAAAGCTCTGTAAGCTCCAGTGGGCACTCTTCTGCATTCGATCCGAAGGGTGTGTCCGATTGGGCACGCCAGGACAAATCGCAGGTGCCTTCTGAGTACCATGCGGTTATCGATACGGCAAAATCGCAGCAAGCCGATTACACCCGTAAGACGCAGGACCTGGCCGATCAACGCAGGCAGGTTGAGACACAGCAGCAGACGCAACAGCAGCAGGTGTATCAAGCGCTGCAGAACCAGGTCAATAACAACCAGCAACCCCAGGAGGACCCCTATGCGGATTTACGTGCGCGGTTGGGTCCCGATGAATCTTCTGCCATCGATGTAGTCAGGCAGATCATCAAAACGGAGATGGGAACGGGCAGCGACGATCTCAAAACCGAAGTGGGGCAACTCAAGCAGGGTTTAACCCTGTTGGCTCAGCAGCAGCAATCTGGGCGAGTGAAGGAAGCAGCTGGACAACTGCAGGATGCACGGGACAAGTACGGTGAAGCTCTGGACCCCTACGCTCCGCAGATCAAAGCCTTGATCAGTGTGCCGAACCCCGATACGGGTACGAATTACACCGTGTCTGAAGCGTATGAAGTGGTTAGCGGTGTGAAAGCGGATCAGGCCGCAGCACTGCGGCAAACGGACCAGAGTACCAGGCGTACCAGTAAGCGGCAGGCTAGCGGTGGAGCGCAGGTGACCGTAAGTGATGAAGGGGCACCGCTCAGTGATGGAGAACTTATCTCTGAGCTTAAAAACCTGGGCTTTGAATAGGTAATAACTACCGATAAATAAAGCCGTAACTTATTGCAGGACAGGTAATTACAATGGCAGCTATCACAACCACTGAAACCTGGGACGCGGCATGGACAACCACCATGCGCAGTAAGCGTAAGAGGTTGACGGATAATATCAGTAATTCGTACCCCACCATTGCGGCTTTTCGCAAAGGCGGGTTGATGGAAGTGTCCAAAGGGGGCAAGCAGATTCAGGAAGATTTGATGTATTCACTCACCGATTCGACCTGGTTTGACGGCTACGACACGCTTGACACTGACTCGACTGACGGCATAACGGCAGCGTTTGAATACTTCCGTTATAACGCGACTCCTATCGTCATTTCGATGACCGAAGAGATCGAAAATAAGGCCAGTGACAAAGCGATCAAGCTGTTGACTGCTAAGACCGAGCAGGCCATGACAGGTGCTATGTCTACGCTCAATGCTGCCCTCTTGGGGGCGCAGTCGGGCAAGAGCATCGTGGGCTTGCAGGACATCGCTTCGATCAGCAGCGGCGCTACGGTTCACAGCGTGAACTCTGGCACCAACACCTGGTGGGACAATAAGCGCGTTGATTACAACGCCACGTACTCGACAGCCAACTTTTCGGTGAAAGAATCGTCCACCGATATGTACAATGGCATCCTGGCTATGCGGGACCTTTGGAACAAAGTTTCTGAGGGTAACGACACCCCTGACACCTTGATTTCCAATTATAGTGTGTACGGGGATTACGAGGCTATCTTTGAGGGAACGGGCTACTATCGCTTCACCAGCGCAACGGATCAGGCTATTGGCAGTGGCAGTCAGAACGCCACCTACCGTGGTGTGCAGTTCATCGTAGATCGGGACAGCCCAGGGACTGCGGCTAATCATCAGCTTTTCATGCTGCAGACCAAGTACCTCAAGCTCCGCTTGCAGGAAGGGTTGAACTTTGCCAAGACTCCGTTCAAAGAGCCTTCAAACCAACAGGCCAAGGTCGGATTTGTGATCGTGGGTTGTCAGCTGATGACCGCCAATCGCAGACGCCAGGGCGTGATCGATAACATCACGACCTCGACCACGGTTTAATTAACCTGGGGGGCAAGCCAATGCCCCCTCTTTAACCCTGCTCATAGGGAAAAGGGAAACGAACAATGGCACCAACAGTTCAAAACAATGACTATACCACGAACCGCATTGGCGGCACGGGTATAGGCAGTCGCGCAGGACAGGGACTCTTTGCCGAGTCCTCGACTGCTAAGTATGACCTGGGCGCAAAGCTGGAGTTTTCGGATGGTCGCGTATTCCGCTACACCCAAGCGGGTGGGGCAGTTACCGCTGGGCATCTGGTGGCTCAGGATTTCAGCGCTGGCAACATCGCCGAGTTTGATGATGCGACTATCTCACCTGTAGCTGCAGGCGCTACTGTTATCACCATTACCGCATCTGCGCTTTCGGGCGTAGATGATGTAAATGAGTTGGCAGGTAGCTACCTGATGACCATAGATGGTACTGGCGAATACTACAGCTACAAGATTAAGTCGCATACGGTTGAGTCCAGCAATGCGGTGGAGTTCACTTTGTTTGATCCACTGCACACAGCAGTCGCAAGCGGAACGACTGACCTTCAGATCATTGCGCCAGCGTTTCGTAAGGTGATAACGTGCGCTGCAAGCACCGATGCGAACTCTGATACGATGCCTGTTGGAGTTAGCTTTCGTGGCTTGACTTCAGCCTATTACGGCTGGATACAAACCAGCGGCATTGCCTGTGTTCGCTATGACCTCAATAGCTTAACTGCAACGGATATTCATGCAGGTAGACCTGTGGTTCCTTCGGTAAATCACGGGGGGTCCGTGCAGCCTTCGCAGGCCGCAGCGGAAGGGACTGCCAATGATCTGAGCTATCAGGTTGGCACGTTGGCATACGGTGATGTTGTAGACAATCAGCAGGCAGCAGTGTATCTGAACCTGCCTGCGTAACCCATATGGGCAGGGGGGATACACCCCCTGCCCATCTTACTACGAGGATATCATGGCTAGACCGAGGAAGAACCCTCTCCCTGACACTCCCTTGAACCTGGGTACCCCTGTAGAGGCTGAGATGGTGGTTAAGTCTGAAGCTACCGTTGAGCCTGCGCAGGAACCTTCTATTCTCGACTTGATTGAACGGGCCTCCGATGCGCAGAAGGCACAGATCCGTAATGCGCTGGGGGTGCAAGCTACGATCAAACCTCCGCGCAGGCAGACCAATGCCGATGCGGTGCAGGTGCTGGCCGCACATGGGGGCGGGACCTTTCAAAAGACGGGGTTTGTGCCTTGTCCTCCGCAGGGGGTGAGTTCCAAGGGACCAGCGGCAGAGGCTAAATGGTTGCGGCAATGGGAAGAGGGACAAACCTATTCCTCTCGCAACGCTGAGATCGATGCGGATGGTATCGACGCTGAAGCGCTAGCCGCTACTGCGGTTGAATGAACCAGCGCACCGAGCAGGTGGTGGCAGGGAGTGTCAATGCGGCTTCGGTTTTCGGTGAGGCGGCGAACTTCGGTGCTGCGGATATAGGCACCCTGGACCTGTCTGACTCGTTCAGTGTGCCCACCCTCACCACTACAGAGCGCGATGCCCTGACCGCTGCTAATGGTATGCTGATCTACAACACCTCTACCAACAAGTTCCAGGGTTATGAGAATGGATCGTGGAGTAACCTGATATGACCGTACTAGAGTGTATCCAGATGGCGTTATCGCGCACGGGGTTGTCCACTACGAATACGGACTTCCAGACGCAAGCCAGGATATACCTCAATGCTACTCTGCAGCAGTTGGCAGGGGAAGCGACCTGGTGGTGGCTGCACAAGACCGATAGCATCCAATGCACTCGTGAGTTCACCCTGACCAGCGACACGGGCACCTTCACTGCGGAGAGTACGGTAACAGGGCAGACTAGTGCCGCTACCGCTACGGTAACCTCCTGGGTCGCTTCGACTAAGGTGCTGACGGTCAAGGATGAGTCGGGCACCTTCAGCACCAGTGAGGTGGTGCAGCAGAGCGGTTCAATCTATGGGACGCTCAGCAGTATCGCCGCTACCAAGACCTACAGCCTCGCCTCTGACGTAGCGTATGCGCTGAGCTTTCGCAATAAGACGCAAGACTATGTCATGCAGATTCAGGGCAGTGAGTCATTGGATCTGCGCGATCCCGATCAGGACCAGACCGGAGAACCCAATTCGGTCACTATGATTGGGCTGGACGCTACCACGGGGTACCAGAAGGTGCAGCTACACCCTGGCCCTGATGATTCGACAACGGACATCGACTATCGCTACTACGCCTATTTGCCCGATTACACTTCAGACGATGATTCAGTCAATCTGAACGTGAAGGTTCCTGCCATCGTGCAGCCAGCCCTGTACTTCGGGGTAGCACGATTATATAAGCAGGAGAAGGGGGATTACGAAGGGGCTACTCTGGAATTTATGGAGTATCAGCAGGTGGTTAATCGCGCCCTCAATGTAAACCGACAGAGCGATGGCAACAGACGTTACCGCATGAATAGGCTGGATGAGGCAGTGACCTTCGCTTTCCAGCCCGTGGAGGGCAGTTTGTCGTAATGGCCTATCAGGCAGGCACGATCAAGCTGGGACCCTGGACCGGAGGGGTGATCTACAATCGTCCCGCTGAAGATGTGGGTGCTAATGAATGTACCTCCATGAATAATACCCGTATTAATGCCGCAGGCGCGGTAGAGAAGCGCAAGGGGTTTGCCTCTTATGAAGGCGCAGGTGCCATCAGTGGGGCACCCACAATCACAGGAGTGCATGACTAC